CTCTTGATATTTTGAATAGAGTAAATAGAGTAAAAGTGTCATAAATGTGAACGCAACCCAATATTCTATTGTTTGAATAAATAATTGTTCGTTTTTTTCTGTACGCCTTTTTATAGCGTTATTCCGCATTTTTTCCAGATCGTTCTGGTTTTTCCCGATTGTTTCATTTACATAAGATTGGATATATTGCGTAATGGAGACGGTTGTGTTATTGAGTTGTAAATTAAAATTAGTCTCTGCAAGTTGCCGAGATCGAGAGATGATTTCCGTTGATATAGTATCTTCGATTGTAAAGAACGGTTCATCTACTAATTTTTTGACTACATCTTGAAAATGCTTGGTTTCCATAGGTCCAATATAATAAAAAAAGAAGCAAACTTCTAATAAAGCAATGCCCGAAATATGAAAAAAAATAGAATACATCTTATTCTTCATGTAGAAAAAAATGTATTATACAGTGGGGAAAAATTCCCAATCTAAATCTTGACAAACCTTTTTCCAAATCATGTCTTGTTCCAATTGTTTCTCACGATCTTTCATCATAGGTATAAACGGCAAATATTGCGTCTGATCTAATAACATACACAATTGATACAATGTATACGTATAATTGAAAAAATTGGTTCGATTTGCAGGACAATGAACGGCCCAAGGTTTTTGAATTTCAATAAACAGAACGCATAATGTTTCGTGTAATTCTTCATTCATAATGGGCGGTTTTACACCAAATATAGAATTAATATATTGAATATGTTCGAAATATTTATTTAATCCTAATTTGCGTAATATTTCGCGCATTTTGTCATAATTGATTTGTTTCATGTCTGTAATACGTTCTTTCTTAATGCGCGCACGAATTTTGTCAATGACTTCTTCGGGAATTTGCGTAGTTTCTTTTGCCTGAAATTGCGACAAAATTTCCTTGAAATGATTCAAACGTATATATGCTGTATAAGAGACTTCATTAGGAGGATCTTTGTTATTGGGTTTTGAACTATCTACAATATAGGTTATAAATTGACCACATTGAACATTATTACAAATCATGATACCTTCTTCATCTTGAGGAACCATTTCACCTTTTTCACAAATATTACATAGATCGCAAGACATAATATAATCTTGTGGATTGGTAAATTCATTATTGACATTGCGCCAATATTCTTGGTATAATTTTTTGGATTGACTATAATTATTTGGATTTTCTCGCTCTGAATTGATGCTTTTCACTTTAAAAAAAGAGTTTAATACTTTGACGTTTTGATTTTGATCACCACTTGAAATTTGTTTCTTGGACTCGAAATAATCAAAAATATATTTTGAATTATCTAGTAAATATAGTTTCTTTTCTTTTTTTAATAGTTTGATCTCTTGTTTTAAATCCTTTATTTTGTCGTCGATGTCCAAGATTTTATCGATTTGACTATGTTGATAATTTGATTTTTCTTGCTCTAAGGTCATAATTTCTTTCTTCAATTTAGGAATAGTTTTGTGTTCATTATCGTTAAATTTATTCAACATTTCTTGATGTTTTTCGTCTAACGAGGTCATTTGTTTGACATTGTGAAGTTTCTTACTCATTTTTCAATAGAAAGGAAAATGAATATTATTTATGTATTTTGTTGTCTAATTATGTTTTCGATTCTTTTTTGTTTTATTTTTACCACCTATCGGTTTTTTTATTTGTTTTCCGCTTCTAAGTTTCATATATTTTGATAAATCCATTTTTGTGTCATCTTTTACTTTTCTTGAATGAGATAATGCTAATTCGAATCTCTTCGGTTTTCTATTTATGGTTGGACTATTATAACGCAATCCATATTTTAATGCATTGTTCAATCTATTGAATTTTCTAGTTACTGAATTATCTCCTCCTCGTTTTGAACGTAACTTTCTAAATGTTTTTTTTGTATTTCTGGTTCTCATTATTAAATAGTGAGATTTTTTAATGTCATTTAGGTATTTCTTTATATTCAGTCTTGTAAAATTTCTCTAGCATTTTGTTATATATTTCATCGAATGACGTAATTTGTCTATCTTCTATAAAAAATTCTAAATAATAACTATACAATTAAATTATTATGACAACTAAACCTGATACAACATATAATAGTAAATCCGGTTTTTTAAACATTGTAAATACATTGTCTATAGATTCTGCTACATTTACTAGATGGGATAATCCCCCCGCATCAACTAGTAGTGTTTCTCCTAGTCCAGGTTCTCTCAGTCCAGGTTCTTCCTCAAGACCTACTACTGTTATTAATGCTACAAAAACAATTGATTCTGTACATGACGAATTGGGTAAGGAAGCAAATAAAGCAAAACCAACTGATTGGGAAGATAAAGTAATCGAATATACACAAATTGGAGTTACACCTTCTTTACTTATTCCAGAATCATTAAATACATATGCAAAGTGTGTTATTTCAGAAGATGCACAAAGTCTAGATGAAGGACAGATTCCATATACTATTCCGAATAACAACGAATTTTGTTATATAAAAGATGTTTTTCCTGGTGTTTGTGTCCCGGGATTAAATAATCTATTAGATCAAAGTGCGGCATCATTAAAAAGTTTTTTTGAAAAAACGGGTTCTCCTGGATTTAAAAATCCTTTAATAGGTGCGGGCGGCATTGGACAACAACTTATGAACGCAAATTCAACCGATACAAGATTACAATTTACTGCTTATTTTAATTATGATTTATTAATGTTTCTTTATATTTTTGAATTATTTTCATCTAACAAAAAATCTGGTTCAACCGAATTGGATGATATATATAAGAAAATTACTACTACTCCAATGAATTTATATACGCCCAAAGAAATACAAATAATCAATAGTGTAAATTTAAATTATTTGTGGGCTTATTTAATGATTTTTTGTCAAGAAAGTGTTGAAGCAGATCCGTATTTATATAAAAGGGGAGGACAATCAGAATACTATAAAATGTTGAATCAATTAAGTCAAATACGTTTTGACGGTTTTATGGTAAATGGTGATGGTTATATATCAAATCCAATATTTTATTATCGTGGAATGAAAGCATATTATATGATTAATGCCGAAACCGCCGTTTTTATTGATACTTTTTGCAATAGTATTTATCAAGACGCGGCAGGGGCTGTTAAATTTCAACAAAATGCTGATAATACAACAAGACTTGCCGGCGGAGTTCAATATACCACATCACAATCCATGGCTGCCACATGTATATCTTCCATTATGGGAAAACTTAAAAGTGTGGTTTGTAGAAATGCGGATAACAAAGAACCTGACAAAATGGCATGTATGCAAGAAATCTCGCGATTATTGAATGATAAACAAAAAGCGGCCAGTGGTTGGAGTATATTGAAATTTTCAGGTGATACATCTCATATTGTATTTGGTGAAATTATGGGGTGGATTAAAAATAAATATGATATGCGGTTTCAAATAAACTATTTATTAGCTGAGCGACCTCTTGCTGGACGTTTATTATCAATAGGAAAAACAATTATGATGGTTAGTACAAATGTGTTCATGAAAAATTTTACAGGAAAAGGTTCAGAAAATAAAGACCATCGTCGTGCAGCATTCTATATTACTTTTGATAAATCTATTTCTTATCTTAATATTATTGAAGGTTTATACGAAAAAATTAATAATGTTAGAAAGTATAATAATCAATATGAATTAGCATTAAAATCACCTTTTATTCAATCTTTACAATCTTTGCCAACAGATACAATTTTTCCTAAGAAAGCAGAATATTTATCGAATGTTACTGGTGCGACACTTCAATCAAACCCAACAATTGACAATATTGGAGATCCAGAGATGATTGTTTTGAATCAAATTATGAATGACCCAAATATAGTAATTTTTTTACAAGCATATGAAGTAGATGAATTAACAAATAAATTAAAGGCCATTTCAATCGATTTTGAAACTCTTGGAATACAATTAATAGGAAGGCGTTTGATGGGTGTTCGTATTGGTAGTAAATCAAATTGGATTTTTTTAATTGATGAATTATATAATCGCGAACGAAATCTTCCATATAATTCGGATATTGTCAAGCAATATGATAATATTCGCCAAATCATGTCATTATCAAGTCTTTTATCTGATAAATTGATTCAATATCCATCAATTGGTATATTTTTAAATACTAGGTTTGCCAATTTAAAAAAAGATCCAGGATTTGGAGCCATTTTCAATAAAATGATAAAATCTTATAGTGATGAAACAAAACTCAATAAATTTGAAGATCAACTTATAGCGGATTGGTTAAATAATAAAAAGGGCGAAAGTCAAAAAATACCAGGTAGTGTTGAATTGATTATTCAAGAATTGAAACTTTTTATTGTGGATTGTTTAAAAGTAAATAACATATTAGACGATGCAAAAGTACCAATAAAAGGTGGCGGTAATATTATAAATAATAAACAATATGGTGGAATCACGTCTCAGGATGTGCACAATGATGCACAAGAATTTATTGACGAATTTGAAGATACAGTAACTCAATCTATGATGGCATATAAATATAACCCTGATGGATCAACATCAATTGATTACAGTGAAATAGAAACAATGGTTAAAGATTTTGTCGGTTGGAGAATAGATGCCTACAATAAGGATCTGAATATTATAGATGAAAGTAGTAAATATATAGGGAGTAACGTAAATATATATAAAGTGCTAAGCAACCGTGTTTTATTACTAAGTGGTTTATTAGATGTAAGTGACGCATCTTTTTTTACACATATAAACAATAATTTTGAGTTTGTTATTAAGTCTTATGTTATATTGGGTTTTCCAGAGATGAAAATAGATAAAAAATTATTTCATGAGATAATTTTAAAAATTGAAACATCTCTTAATACAACAAAAACATTTAACCAAATAGATAAATTATCTAAATATAACAATATTCAAGCTGATATGACGGCATTTCAAAGGGATGTTCAGACCGAATATCCTTTAATATTTGATAATTTTCAGGTTGTTTTTAACTCTTTATATACAGAATTAAGTGAATTAGTGAATAATATTACAACAATAGTTTTAACCGATGATAATAATGAAAACATATCAAATATTATTCTATATTTACAAAAATACAATAGAATTATGGCAAAATATCAATTGTTACAACCTTATCAAGCAGGAGCATCAAGAATTACCATATTAGAGCGTATTGTACAGAAGGCTTTCAATACTTTTGGAAACATAGACGGTGGAAAAAAAACAAAAAAACGTCGTAAAAATTATCGCAAAAAGAAAGGGTCCAAAAAAATCAAAAAAACCAAAAAAAGACGCACAATAAAGAAAAATCGTAAAAAATAAGTATATAGGAAATATAAGATGAATAACGATATACATGTAGATTACAAACCCGAAAATATAAATTCAAAACAATTAAAAATTATGGTGTTTGTAATGAATGCTTTAGAAAAGGGTTGGACCGTAAAAAAAGAAAATGATAATTATACTTTTGTAAAAAAGCATGAAAATAAAAAAGAAGTGTTTAAAGAGGAATATTTAGAACATTTTTTATTGTCTAATTTTGACATTGACACCATAAATTAATTTCAAAAATAATAAATGTCAAGTTCAACTCAATATGGTTACATATTTCGAAGGATTAATCGAGTTACTGTGTTTTGACACTGCTATGGTGTGGTTTTGAATTAATCGAATACCCAAAAGTATTTAGCAAAACTTTTTTTATTCATTTTTAACAATTTTAAATGAATAATTAAGTATTTAACAAAAAACAACTTAAACTTAGTAACAAAGTTATTATTTTGGCAAAACTGTGGGTTTATAATAATTGATTTAATTTAATTTAATTTAATTAAAATCCGAAATTATTTTCTATTAGAACAGTATATAAGAAAAAATGGCTGGAGCACTCATGCAACTCGTCGCCTATGGCGCCCAAGACGTATTCCTTACTGGAACCCCCGAAATTACCTTCTGGAAGGTGTCTTACAGACGCCATACCAACTTTGCTATGGAATCCATTGAGCAGACCTTCTCTGGTCAAGCCGATTTCGGTCGCCGTGTAACATGTACTATCAGCAGAAACGGTGATCTTTGC